GATGGAAGAGATATAAGAAAAGAAGTTTATTCAAAATATAAAAATGAAAATATTTTAGATTTATGTTGTGGTATAGGTATGTCGACATCAGAAAATGGAATAGGAATAGATACAAGTTTAGAAATGTTAAATAAAGCAAAAAGTATAAAGAAAAAAGCAAAATTTGTTTATGGTAATGCAGAATCATACACTCCAAATACAGATATAGATATAGTAACTTGTATGTTTGCATTTCATGAAATGCCTTTAACGGCACAAATAAATGTAATAAATAATGGGTTAAGAATTGCTAGAAAAGAATTTATAATAGTAGATTTAGCATCAAATTTGAAAAATAAAAAACCTTCAAAACTATTTTTAAGAGGAGAACCATATTTAATAGATTATTTGAATAATATAGATTATTTAACACGTAATTTTGAAAAAATAAATTATATACCCAATAATGTAGATGTATGGATATATAAAAAATAAAAATGAAAAAAATTGAAAAGAGTGTAACAAATTTTTTATAATATAATTAATAACTAATAAAATGAAACTGTATCATGGTACATCAATGTCAAATGCGTTATCAATAATGAATGAAGGATTTAATTTAAAAAAAGCAGGTTCAAATTATGGAACAACATATGGTAAAGGAATCTATTTTACACCAAATTATAAAACTGCAAAATTTTATGCCGAAGAAAATGGAATTGTAATTTCAATAAATATAAATATAATACCATATTATCTAGAAAAAGATATCTCTCCTAATTCTAAAAAAAAAATAAAAATACCAACTGATAAAAATTATAATTGTATAGTATCTCCTTCAAAAGATGAATATTTAATTCTATATTTTATATAAAATTAAATGAATAGTTAAAATTTATATTATATTAATAATATAAATATATGAGTAATATAAAAATGCAAATGAATTTTTCAAATAATCAAAATACGGGACAATTAATAAATAATCAGAGGCAATATAGACATAATAATAATACATTACAATTAAAATTAGGATATAATAGTAATAATAGAAATTGTGCAGTATTAAAAATAACTGGAAATAAACATTGTAAATCTTGCGGTGGTAAATAATTAGTGAAAATTATATTAAAAAATAAAAAAAATTGATTATATTTTTTAATCATATAAAAATATAATTATTATTATACTAATGAGTTCAATAGACCGAGTATCTCAAATGGAATCTATTCAAGAGGAAGCACTAGAACTATTTAAAAAAAAAAATACAGATTATGGTGATGCATTTGCTAATTATGGTGTAATTGGTGTTTTAGTTAGAATGGGAGACAAAATAAGTCGATTACAATCAATTACAAGTAATCAAATATCATTAATTAATACTGAATCATTAAGAGATACATTAATTGATTTACATAATTATTCAGGTATGGCAATAATGTTATTGGATGAAAATAAGAAAAAAAATAAAAATAAGAGTATATTAAATAATAATAATTTTGAATTATTAAAAAAAAACACAAGTAATAATAATTCAAAGTATGAATCAAATATATTTAACTTTCGTGGTTAATTAAATATTGTTGAAAATATAAAATAAATAATTAAAATAGTAAAGAAATAATGCAAACCATACTTCCCAAAATTTAAAATGTTTAACCATAAATGTATCAATATCAGAATATCCTTTTTTTTCATAATATCCTCTAACACCATCACCACTAATTACAACTATTCCATATAAATTATTTTGTTTTGTAATTTTTTCTGCAATTTTTAATAAACCAGTACCAATTCCTCTATGTTGCGCAGCATCATTTTTATAAGAATTAACAGCAGTAGTTTCACCATATACATGTAATTCTCGTACTAAACCTTTACCTTTTAAAACATTAAATTCTATCATATTATCTTCTTTATTAACAATTCTTAATCTAATAAAACCAAATAATGCTTTTTTATCATAACTTTCATAACATATAAAATATTCAGTTCCATTATTAGCAGAATATTTATATATATTATATTGAGCAGGTTTTTTATAGTAACTAGAATTTCTTCCAATTTCTCTAGCCCTAATATCATATGAAATAATACCTTCTCCATCAAGTATTTTATCAATAACTTGCCTCATATTAGCAATATTATTACCACCTTCAACATATGTAGAACATGGAATATCACGAATAACTCTAGGTAATCTAATCCATTTAGGACAATTAGTCATAGAATATTTAATAACATTGATTAAATCTTGTGGATTTTTATCAAAATAAGGTACATATTTACCTTCTTTATACCATTTTTCAATTTTAGTCCAAGGAACAGTTTGACATGGATAAACTTTCATTTGATCGGGACAAAGAAAAGTATATACATAATCAAACATTTTAATATCAATTTCAGGTGTAGCACCAGGTAAATCAGGCATAATATGAATATCTATTTTAAAACAATTATCTTTTAAATATTGCATACAATTAAGAGCACATTCAATAGTATGACCTCTATTAATTTTTTTTAATATTTTATTATCAGTATGTTGTACTCCAATTTGAATTCTTGTAACTCCCCATTTTCTAAAAAGTATAAGCCAGTCTTTATTAATTGCATCTGGACGTGTTTCAATACAATTTCCAATAATATGAATTTTAGATGTTTTATTAATAATAATTTCTTCTTGAATTGGTAGTGGTTTACGAATATGTTTTAATAAATCTAAATCTAAATCACCAATTTGAAAATTATCATAATTATTATAAAGTTTTCTTACATCTAAATAAATATTAGCAGCATAAATAAGATCTCTCATAAATCTATCTAAATAAGGAACTGGAAATTCGGTAAATGTTCCACCTTCAATAATTAATTCTAATTTATCAATAGTATGTCCATTTGCAAAATAACCATCTAATCTATCAAACATTTGCTTAATAGCATTAAACTGCCAACGATTAGCACGCTGTACAGCAGGTTCCCAAAATAAATATGATCTAGGTTGTGCTTGCCAATTATTATCTTTATGTGCAGGCTCATTTGGACAATAAAAACAATCATGTTTACAACTAAATTTTTGTCCATCCGGAAAAGGATGCAATATAACTGTAACAGAGGTAATTCCTGAAATATTTCTCATTGGTCTCTTTCTTAAAAGCAATTTAAAAGTATCAAAATATTTATGTAAATCATATTCAAAATCATCTTTTGCAAATAAATTATTAAATATGTTTAACAATACAGATTTTTTTAAATTATGAATTTTAGAATTTCTAATTTCTTTATTTAATTTAACTTCAAATGACTTATTAAAATTAGTATTATCATATGTATTTAAATTATCATTTAGTTGTAACCATAACAATAAATTATTAAATAATTTTTTAGATTTATCAAAATCATATTTAGCAGTATCTACATTATTAAAATCATTTTTACCCATCGCATTTTTAACTTTAATGAAATCTTCAATATCTTTCATTTATTTGATTACTTTAAAATTAAAAAAAAAATAATAATATCAATTTTTTTTAATTAAATATAATCAAATAATATATAATAATGGATAAAGTAAATCTAGATATAAATACATATTCATTAATAGAATTAGAAAATTTATTAAAATTAAAAAGACCTTACAGTGATAATGATATTTTGAGTAAAAAATCAAACTTAGAAAAACAAATATCAAATAGTGATATAAATGTAAATAAAAAAGAAGAATTATATATTTTTTTAGATAACATAAAAAATAAATTAGTAAATATATATTATAATGAAAATAAAGATCAAGATGAGACAATATATAATGATATAAATAAATATGATGGGAATCATTATATAATTACTGCACCAAATGATAAATATACATCAGTATTAGAAAGTAATAAAAAAATAAATAAATCTATTATTAAAAAAGCATTTACTATTGATAGTTTATTTAGACCAAATTATGATAGTCTATTAAATAAAAGTAATGATTATATAATAGAGTTACCTGAAACTATAACAAATGCAGTAACAATGTCAATATCATCATTAGAACTTCCATTATCTTATCATAATATAAGTGATGAATTAAATAATAATACTTTTAGAATAGAATTTAATAGAAAATCATTGGATGCAAATAATAAAGAAATAATAACTAATGTTGAAAGTTGGAATATTGTTTTATTATCGGGATTATATGAATCATTATTTACTTCTTCTGCGCAAAGAAAAGCACAAAATATAGAGACACATATAAATGAACAAATAAGTTTACAAGTAAAAAGTGATTCTAATGCAGCATTAGCAGACGATATATCAAAGTATTTAAAATTTAGAGTAGATCCATGTAGTGGATTTGGTATTTTTACTTATAATAATAATTTAGCAGCCCCTGAGAATAGAGTTGAGAATGATATAGAAATTGTAATAAATTTTAATATTGATAATGATAATGTTTTAGAAAATTGTAGTAATAATTCATTATATCAAAAATTAGGTTGGCAACTAGGATTTAGATCAAATAAAGCAATAATAGATAATAATTCTATAATAATAGGTGATTTACCTAGTCCGACAAATCAAAATGTAAGTCCTATTTCATCATCAGTAATATCTACAAGTATTTGTCATATATCTTATCCAAGATATTTATATATTGCAATTGATGATTTTCAAACTAGTTCTAGAAATTATTTTGCAATAGCATCAAATACTTCTATTGCACCTAATATAGTTGCTAGAATAAATATATTATCTTGTTTAGAAAATAAAACAGCATATAAAACAGCAGCAGCACCTGGAGATTATTTATATAATAGTAAACATATACGAGAATATTTTGGACCAACAGATATAAAAAAATTACGTATACAATTATTAGATGAATTTGGTCGTAATTTTTCTGTAAATAATATGGATTGGAGTTTCATTGCCTCTTGGGAGTGTTTTTATAATTAAATATAAATTATATATATAATGAAATTGTGGATATTATTATCAATAGAAATATTCAATTATAAATTTTGATATGTAATATTAAATAATCTCATCCATTAATCCAATTTTAAGCATTTTTTTAGCATTCCAAATATTATTTTGGATAAGATATTTATTAAACTTAATTGTTGATATTTTTAATTTACAATTTAATATAACATTACTAAGATTATTTAATAAATTTTGATCTTGTAAATATATACCCCAATATTTATTATTATTATTAATTGGTGACATATAACATATAACATTTTTTTTTATAATTCTATAATTACATAGTGCTGCTAACATAAATCCAGCATCAGAACAAGTATTTTCTATAACTGAAACAAATTCAATACTTGTATAATGATTTTTTTTAATATTTATAAAATCATTTAAAGCATCTAATGTTCCACCTATTGAAATAATATGTAAATAAATACGATTAAAATTTCTATCAAATGTAGGTGATTCTATAATAATTTTAATAAATTCAAATAATTTTTCTATGGTAAAATTTGTAATACTGGAATGAAATATTATACGATTATTTATTATTTTAATACTATCACAATTCAATTCATTATAATATTCATTATTTAATCCACTAAAACCATATATATTAACAGATTGTGAATTATTAGAATTTTCTAATCTTCTTTTACTCATTATTATTATTTATAAATTGTTTTTATAATGAAATAATTCAATTTTTTTGTTAGATAGAAAAAAAATTGAATATAATAATTTAATTTAAACCATTTAAAACTACAAACAATTATAAATTAAATACAATGCTCTCGCTTTACATTCCCGTTATTCAAGAACACATTACGGAAAATTACATTAAATCGCAGTTTAAGAATCACAATATTGGTAAGGTAATGCGTGTTGACTTTGTAAAAAATCTAAATAAGAATGGTCGCCGTGAAGCATTTATTCATTTTGATGAATGGTTTGATAACGAAACATCTCGTACTCTGCAAGAAGATATCAAAAATCCGGATACAAAAACTCGTTTTGTTTATCAAGATAAAAAGTTCTTCCCTCTTTTAGTGAATAAGAATGCACACCGTCGTGTAAATAATCCATCATATGAAGTCTTAAACATTGATGATCCAAAAACATCATTGAAGTTAATTGTTTCAATTCCAATTGAACACTCAGTAAATGATGAAACAAAGCGTCGCCGTATGACATACGCAGAAGCAACTACTGTAGATTAAAATAATAAATAAAAAAAACATAAAAACCACAAAAAAACCACAAAAAAAATCACAAAAAAACCACAAAAAAAAACCACAAAAAAAATTTTTTTTTGTAAATTTATCAAGAATTTAATGCTATAATAGAAAATCCAATTAATGCAATAATAACACCTATAAAAACTTTATAGTTAATTTTTTGTTTAAATAAAAAATATGCAGCAAAAAGTGATAATATAACATTAAAATTAATTATAGCATGTGTATATCCTATATTAGGACTAATAGACATAGCATATTGCATGCAAAAATTATTTATTAAAAGTAAGAATGAAAAAAATAATACTATAAAAATATATTTATAATCATATTGAATTTGTTTATTAATAAATTTTTTTCTATTAATAATAAATAAAACAAACGCATATAAACCAAGAACAATCATACTAATTACTAAAAAACAATTATTATCATACTTACTATCATTAATATATTTTAAATAAATAGTAGCAGACCCACTAATTATCATAGATAATATAGCTAACAATATCCAATTATATTTCATTATATTATTATTTTATATAGTAGAATAAAAAAATAATAATATAATAAATAAAATTGATAAAAAAAATATAATATATATAAATTATAAATTATATAAATATGGGAGCAGGTATATTACCAGTTGCAATGTGTAAAGGAGTGTTATATTTATTATTAGGACAAGAACAAAATAATAATTTATGGTCAGATTTTGGTGGTAGTTCACATACTAATGAGAAACCATTCAAAACTGCAATTAGAGAAGGAACAGAAGAATTAAATGGATTTTTAGGATCAGAAGAAGAATTAGATGATGAAGTAGAATCAAATAAAATTTTATCTATAAATTATGAGCAATATACAACATATATTTTTAGAATAGATTATAATGAATATCTACCAAAATATTTTAATAATAATAATAAATTTATTGAAAAACATGCAAAAAGTATTATTAATAATAAACATAATGGACTTTATGAAAAAAAAAATATAAAATGGTTTAAATTAAATACATTTAATAATGTAGAGAATTTATCTCTACTACGTCACCATTATAAAGAACATATTAAATGTATTTTAGAAAATAAAGAATTAATTATTAGTACAATTAAAAAATTAGAATAAATATATATAAATAAAGTGTTTGTATGATGTAACTATTCACGTGGAATAATTATAATAGAATTGATTAGTATGGGTTTTAATGTTTTTTAGTTTAATGTTTTTTAGTTTAATGCTTTTTAGTTTTATGTTTTTTTTTACGACCTTATGAAGTATCCATAGAAGATGATTCTTTTTTTTCTTTTTCTTCATCTTCTATTTCATTAAGTGTATTTAATAATGAATTAACATCAAACTTTCTTACATTATTAGGATAAAGAAGAGAACCTTTAATTGGTTTTTTTTTTCTAAGACCTTCTAATTTTTTATGTAATGTTGGATAAGTCATTTAATATGTAATAATAAAAAAATAAAATCCTCAATATTATTTAATGACAAATGATTTATTAAGTAAATCAGATATAAATAATTATGGTATTGTTTATACTCCTGATAATTTAGTAGATGAAATTTTAGATTTAATACCTGATAAATATTTTAAAATGAAAGATTTAACTTGGTTAGATATTGGTGCAGGTAAAGGTGCATTTTCAATAAATTTGTATAATAGATTAATTAAAAATCTCTCTGACCAATTTAAAAATACTGAACAATGCAAAGAACATATTATTAATAATATGTTATTTATGATTGAAATTTACCCACCACATATTGATTGTTTAAAAGAATTATTTACAAATGAAGCAAATATCATGAATAGATGTTTTTTGTCATTAAATGAATATGAATTAGATAAATTTGATTTTATAATTGGTAATCCACCTTATAATATAAATGGTTCAATAAAAACGCCAACCAATAATAATAAAAAAAAAATAGATGATGGTAAATCTATTTATGTAGAATTTATTAATAAAAGTTTAAATTTACTAAATGAAGGAGGATTTCTGAATCTAATTATACCTTCTCTCTGGCTAAAAATCGATAAAGCAAATCTTTATAATACTTTAACAAATTTACGAATTCATAAATTAAAATGTTTATGTACATCTGATAGTTGTAAAGCATTTAATTATAATGCACAAACACCAACTTGTTTTTTTTTAATTGAAAATTATGATACAAGCGAATGGGATAATAAAGTGATTAAAATTTATGATAAAATCGAGAGAGATTATATAAATTATTCATTAAAACCAAATAATCCAATACCTATAAATGGTATAAATATATTAAAAAAATTAGAAAATTATATAGATATAGTTGGAACACTAAAATTTAATAAAACAAATACTCCTCCAAAAAATATGATTCTCTCTGAAATAAGTAACGTGAATTATAATTATGCAAATATAAAAACATGTATTTTAAATGGAGTAGTTGCAAATATAGTGTTAAATTATTCTAACATAAAATCACAATATTATTTAAAAAAACCAAAATTAATATTAGCACACAAAATGTATGGAATTCCGTATTTTGATAAAGAAGGTATTTATGGAGTATCTACGAGAGATAATTATATAATCTCAGGCGTAGATTATAATATTGAAGAATTAGAAGAGATTCAACACTTTCTCTCTACAAAGTTTTCATTATTTATATTTTTATGTTGTAATTATAGAATGAGATTTCTTGAACGTGCAGCATTTAGTTTTATACCAGTAATAACAAAAATACCAAATTTTCCAAAATTAAAAAATATAGACAGAGAGAATCGTGATAAATTAGTTTATAATTTTCTAAATCTCTCTAATAAAGAAATAGAATTTATAGAAAATAATTTTAAAAACTATAAATTTTTTGTTTAATTAATAATCATTTCATTCATTG